GGAAATACCGTGAAAAGATACCGAGCGAAGAAAGATGCAAAATTGAAACCCTATTTTTGGCTAAATTGCTAAATATAAAAAAATGAAAAAAACGACAATCAAATTGAGCATGAAACCAATTTTCCACTATGACTATTTTGTCCTTGCTGGATTTGCCATTTTCATCGCTGAAAACATTTATTTTGGATGGAATAAGACCCCGCAAAGCGCGGCAGAAACCTTTTTTGACATTGTTTCAAGCGTGCTGATGGTGTATGGCGTTTTGGGTGGCATTGCCGTGGGATTTATGCGCCGCGTGTTTTACAGCATCATCATTGAGCAAAAAAAGACATGTGAACATCAGCCAACTCTTTTGGAAGAAGCAAAAAGGATTTTGAATGGTGAACAATAGGAAAGAGTGTGGTATAATAAAGGCATAGCGTAATTCATAAATAACAAAAACACTATGGAACAAGAAGAAAGACTGGCTACTGCCGAGGTGGTTGCCAAAGCCGCAAAACGGCTGGACAAGGTGCTTTGCAAATATGGCAAGGCGAATGGTCAAGTGACCAAATCCAACTTCAACATCGTTGGACGCAAAAATGTTTTCCTTTTGGGAAGCGAATTGTCGAAGGTTGGCACGGGGTATTCTTCCGTGGGTGAAACCATCGAAGAAAAAGTCAACAGCCTTGTTGATGCAGTGGAAGCAGATTTGGCTGCTACTACCAAGCCAGTGAAGGAAGCCAAAAAGACCGTTGAAGCACCCAAGGAACCAGCAACCCCAGCGGTTGAAGGGACTGAAGGTGAAGAAGAAGTGAAAATCACCGATGTGGATGCAGACCCAACCCCAAAGGTTGATGATGGCGCAGCCAAAAAAGCGAAGAAAGCAGCCGCAGAAAAAGCACGCCGAGCGAAAGCCAAGGCTGCCAAGGCTCAAAAATAGGATTGTTTCGTTTTTGGGTGCCACAAGGGCGTGGCATCCTGTTGACTAAATAATTTCATAAGAAAAAAGCCATGAAAAAAGTATTTGCAGCATCATTGCTGGCAGTGTTCATGTTCACGGTGATGCCGTTGAACCAAGCCCACGCTTTCACGCTCAATGTGACAAGCGACATTCACGCAGGGGACAAAAAGACGCGTGACTATTCATCGGATGGATGGCGCAACATTGTGCATCCTAAAAAATGGGACAAATACTTCGGGGCATTTCTCAAAAGCAACGCCGACCTATATTTGACCGTGGGTGACAATGTGAACAACGGGGAAAAAGGGCAAAGCGCGGGGTTGCAGAAAATGTCGAAAAAAGCAAAAAGAAAAGTGCTTTTCGGCTACGGAAACCATGACGGAAGCAAGAATTTCAAGCGCTATCTTGCGGGGGCGCTATATTATGCCTACGACAAGGACGGCTGGCGCATCGTGATGCTTGACACCATGAATTTTGACCAAACGCAGCAAGACTGGCTGAAAAAACAGCTGGACACCGACAAGAAGGTGCTGATTGCCATGCACTACCCGCCATTTTCACAGGATTTGAAAACCCCAGCCAATTCAGTGTTTTTGAACATCATCAATGGCAAGGACAATGTGAAATATGTGCTTTCGGGTCACTACCATGTTTTTCAAAATGAAGTGCGGGAATATGATGACTATGCAGGGGTGAAATTCATATTTGTGCAGGCTTTGACCTTGGACGGGCATGAAGGCAATTTTTTGAAGTTAGAATTGAAATAGCATGTTGAAAAAATTATATAAAAACACCATCGGACGCATGATTTGCTTCTTCATGGGACATTGGGGGATTGTTGACACATTGCGCAGGCGTGGAACTTGCACGCGGTGCGGCGGGGTTTACAATGTCGAATATGACATGAAAAGTGACGGGCGGATGATTTGGGTGGAAAGAGTGAAAAAACAATGATTGAAGAAGAAAACATGACAATTTTGACGGTTGAAGGCGGCGTGTTGGAAATATGCCCTGAATGTGGATGCACGCAGTTTTTTCAGTGCGAAATTACCACCCAACAACCTTTTGGGAAGCGTGAACATAGGAAAGGCTTGAAATGCTTTGAATGTGGCACGATTTTCATGGCAAAAAAGTGATGTTGTGGCTTTATTTTATAACTGGAATGGCGTGCGGCATGTTGTTGCTGGTGTCCATTTTCCTACCAAGACAATGAAAAAATACAAAAATCCAGTGTGCAGGGGTTCCATCGAACTTGGCAACGCTTGCCTAAAATGCGAAAGATGCGCGGACGAACTGAAAAAGCGCCAAAAAAAGAATGGTAAAAAGACGCTGACCGTGAAAAAGAACGGTGAAGTCATCAAGGAAGCCCAAATCGTGAAGGACAAACAGCTTTTCACTATATGGGACAATGACAGCAAGGACTATGGCTTCAGCATCTTTTTGGAAGTGCCAGTGTTCAAGAAAATGGAAGCGTGCATGGAAGTGGTGAAGATGTGGAACGAGCAGGCGGCAATGGAAGGAAAAAAGCGAAAATACAGCCTGATTGAAGTGAAATTGACCCGAAAAAAGCAAAAATAAGGCTGAAATGAATGCAGGGGACACAGGAATGACCCAAGGGAAGGTTCAAGTGAGCGAAGCGGGCGGGAAAAGGTTTTGTTTCTTTGAATAAATACAAAAAAAGGATATGAAAAAGGTTGCCACAATAATTGCAGAAAAAAAAGGAAAAAGAGGCGGTTGCATGGATGAAGCTGCCGCCTTTTCTGTTTATTGTGAAAAAAGACCTGATGGAAAATTGAATTCGTATGCTGATGTTGCCAAAAAGGTTGGTTTTTCCACTGTCACGGTTGAGAAAGCAGGCAAAAAAGGGGATTGGGCAAATAGACGGGCAGAACTTGGTGAAAAGGCAATTTCCCAGACTATCATGACCTTGGGTGAACAGATGAAAGCCAAGAACATCGAACACATGAAAGAATTTGTCGAACTGGCACGCAAGGGAAAGCGTATTTTGGACGCACAGATGGTTTTGTTTGAAGAAATGATGCTTGATGGCACCGAGAAGATGAAGAAGCCAAGGAAGGCGAAATTTTCATCATTCGCCACATCCATTGCGCAGTCCATGGTCATCGAAGGCATCAAGGGTCAACGCGTCACGCTTGGTTTGCCGACTGATGTGACGAAATCAATGGCGGTCAACCTAAACTTCACCGAAGAATTGCCGAAGGAAGAATTGGAACAGATGCAGCAATTCTTGGATGCTAACTATAACAAAAAACAAATCGGCAATGGCTCAAATACTGACACAAAACAATAAGCCCTTCGCACCGCAGGGATATTTGGACATCCCCTACCTTATCAGCACTTTTGGCGAAGACCGCACAAGGTTGTTTTTGCAGGACTTCTTCAGCAAAGAAGAAAACTTTTTTGCATTTTGTGGGCTTTTCAACGACTTCTTGACTGATGAAGTGCCTGACATTCACCGCATTTTGGTGGCTGAATGTATGGCAGGCGGGAAATTGGCAGGATGCTTGCCCCGCGGTGGTGCCAAATCCACCGTCATTTCTGTTTTGTGGGCGGCATGGCTGTTGCTCAACGGGAAACGCAATTTCATCTTGGAAATATCAGACACCCACACGCAGGCTTGCAAATTCGTGGAAACCATCAAATCCGAGATTGAAAACAACCCACTTGTGCGCTTTGTCTATCCCAACGCCCGCGGCGAGGTGTGGACGAAAGACCAAGGCATTGTGGTTGTGTCGCCAAAGGGGCATCAGTGCATGATGCTGCCGCTTGGTTCGGGAATGAAGGTGCGCGGATTGAACTTTCACGCCCGCCGACCTGACCAAGCCATCATCGATGACCTTGAAAACAGTGAAATGGTTTATAGTGCCGCGCGCCGCAAGAAATTGAAGCGCTGGTTTGACATGGACTTGGAACCAGCCATGGACAGATACGGCAAAAATATCGTTTATGTGGGGACAATCTTGCACTACCATGCGCTTTTCAAGATGGTCATTGACCAAAAGGACAAATACAAATCATGGCGAGTGCTGAAGCGCAAAGCCATTGAAAATGGCATGAGTTTTTGGGAAAGTCGCTTTCCCCTTTCGTGGCTCATGGAAATCCGCGACAATCCTGACAGTCCCGACTATGTGGGAAGTATCGTTTTTGCGCAGGAATACCAGCACGAACCGCAGGACGACCAAGACCGCATCATTCAGCTGGAATGGCTGAAAGAATACAGTTTGGCGGAAAAGGTGCGCACCATTGTGGCTGACAACGATGAAGAACGCCTGAAAAAGTGGCTTCGGACACTGGAACGCATCGGGGCAATCGACCCCGCCATCAGTGAAAAGGAAAAAGCCGACTTCTTCGCGATGTATGTTTTCGGGTTTGAGCCGAGCAGTGCCAACGAATACATGTTGGATTTGTTGCATGATAAAAGCAAAGACCCTGAAAAGCAGGTTCAATGGGCGGCTGACATGGTGGCACAGTGGGACTTGCAAATCTTGGCGGTTGAAAGCGTGGCATATCAAAGCGGACTGGCAACCCTAATCAGAAAGGAATTGCAACGGCGCGGATTGTATTGCCGCGTGGTGCCAATCAAGACCGACAAAGACAAGATACGCAGGGCGAGAATTCACAGCGTTGCCTTTGAAGGTGGATTTGTTCATTTGCGGACAGACCACCAAAAATGTGATATAATAAGAACAGAGATTGAAGAATTCCCGCTTGGCGAGCATGACGATGCCTTCGATGCGTTGATGTTGGCAAGGGAAGCACGCAAGAAGCCAAAGGCGCGCACTTTTTCAAGAAAGCCAGCTGGACTATAAAAAACTTTTTCAATAAAACAAATCTATGGCAAAACCAAACGAATACAAAGACATTGTTCGTGTTGATAAATACAAGCGCAATGAAAAGCTGTTTTTGGGGCAGCATCTTGATGCCTTCAACACAACCGCAGGTGACAACCTGATGAAGCGTGAATTGCAGCAACTTCGCTATGTTGCCGTGAATTTTGCAGGCATGTTGTCCCGTCTTTCAGCTGACATGCTTTTTGGTTTTGAAGAATACCCACGCATCAGCTTCACTGAAAAGGCGATTGATGAGTGGTTTGAGCAATTTGACTTCACCAACAACCTTTCCGTGCAGATGTATGAAAGCGCCACTGAAAATTCCTATCGTGGCGATGCTATTTTCCGACTACGCAGCGAGGATGGCAAACTTATCATCGAAGACCTGAACCCCGAAAGTTGGCATCCGATTTATGACAGGGGAAATGTGCGAAAAGCGCCGATTGGGCATGTCATTCAATGGAAAACAAGCAACTTCTTGCTGACTGATGAAAAGGGCAGACCGTTTGACATCGTGGTGCAGGAAAAGCACACTTCGGGGCAGATTGAAACATCCGCCTTTGTTTGCAATGAGAAAGGTGAAACACAGATGATGCTTTCCGTTGAGCAATTGGCAGTTTTGGGCTATGAACCGCTAGTGAAGACCAACATTGACGAAATGCTGGTTTTCCATGTTCCAAACACCCGCATCAACAGCACTTTCTTCGGACTGGACGACTACCACGACCTTTTGCCTTTGATGTATGCCATCAATAACCGTTTGACCAAGGTGGACAATGTGCTGGACAAACACGGCGACCCTATTTTGGCGGTTCCTGAAGGAGTATTGGACGAAAACGGGCAAGTGAACAAGCAAGCCTTCGGTTTGATTGAAATTGCCAGCGGTGAAACAGCCAGCAAGCCTGAATATATCGTTTGGGATGCCAAATTGGATGCCACCTTTTCGATGATTGATAAATTGCTGGATTTTCTTTTCATGACATCCGAAACATCAGCTTCAGCCTTTGGCATGGACAAAGCAGGGCAGGCAGAAAGCGGACGCGCCTTGAAATTCAAGATGCTTCGCACCCTTGCCAAGAAACACAGAAAGCAAGCCTATTATGACGCAGTAATGAAGCAGATGATTTTTGTGGCTCAAAAGTTTGCCATCAAAAATGGATTGGAATGCGGCGGGGTAAAACTTGCCAGCAACATCGTGCCTGAAATACCACAGATTGAATGGAAGGACGGCATCATCAATGATGAAGTGGAAATCATGGACATCGAAGAACGCAAATTGCAGAATGGCTTGACCAGTCGTGTTGAAAGTTTGATGCGCATGGAAGGCATCAATGAAGAACAAGCACAGGAACGCATCAAGGAAGCCCAAGATGAAGAAGCCTTTTATCAGCCGAAATTCAATGTCAATCCTTTCAAAATGACTGACATCCCAGCAGGCGGTGGCGGTGCAACCCCACCAGCAGGCGACAAGCCACCAGTTGAATAAAAATACAAAACCATGGCAATCGGCAAAGACATCATCGCTGGCACGGTTCCATCCGACAAAAGCGTGCAGCTTTTTCAAAGCATAATCGCCAACGCCTACCAAAACACCCTTTCGGGGTTTGAAGGGGCAGACATGGCGAACAAAGCGCGCCGTGTGGCGATATTGAAGCAACTTGACCAAATAGTTGCCGAAACACACATGGATTTGCAGGCATGGAACATCACACAAATCCCCGCTTTCTATGAAGCAGGGGCTTTTGCCGCGACCATGGAAATGAAAGCAGGCGGTCAAGCCGTGGATATGTTCAAAAACTTCGCCAATGTTCACCAAGAAGCGATTGCTGCCTTGGTCAATGGCACCAGTGCCGACATTGCAAGCGCCATGGCTTCCTTTTCCAAGATGGGGCAGAATTTGGTCAATACAGCCACCCGTGACGCATTATTGAAGCAAGTGGCGGTGGGGAAGGTGACAGGGGACAGCCGCAAGGAAATCAGCAAGGGCATCGTCAAGGAATTGAAGCAAAACGGCATCAACGCCATCACTGACAAAGGGGGCAAGACATGGGATTTGGCGACATACGGCAAGATGCTGGCACGCACCAAATTGACCCAAGCGCACAACAGCGGGGTCATGATGCGTCTTTCACAACAAGGCAATGACTTGGTCATCGTTTCTGACCATATTTCAGCATGTCCGCTTTGCCAACCATGGGAAAACAAGGTTCTTTCGGTCAATGGACAATCCAAGGGCTACCCGTTGCTTTCAGATGCCGAGGCGAATGGACTTTTTCACCCTAATTGCCGACATGCCATTTCACCGCTTCCGAATGACCAAGAATACCTGAACAACAGCATGGTGTGGGATGCCAACAAGCAAGAATATGTCCCTTTCAATGGATTGAATAATGCGCGCGGCGTTGGTGCCACGCCTTACGGCAAAGAAGTGACCATCGGGAAAGATGCCGCAGTGTTTCGTGCCACTGACAGCAAAGACAAACAGGCGACCATGGGACTTGGCACATACTTCGGCTTTGACAAAAAGAATGTCGAGCGCTATGGAACAAAGATTGAAACCTTGCAATTGAAGGAAGGCACGAAAATGTTGCAACTTGGCGACTACGATGCCGCCATGAAGTTTTCAGATGAGGCGCGCAAGGTTGATGCTGAATGGTATGCCAAGAATGCCTTGAAATTGTCACCTGACGAATTGGTGGCGCAGTCCATCACCCGCTATGCGAAAAAATTGGGATATGATGGCATCATTGGGGATGACGCAGTTTTTGGCAGTGTAGTCTTCGACAACAAGATGCTGAAATCAGCCACACCATCTTTGATAAAAAGGGCAAGTGCCGTGGCGAAGGTCAAACCAATCACGGGAAAAGTCGGTTCGGCTGTCGGGCTTCCTGAAGTGGACAATTTGCGAAAATTCAAGACCGCGATTGAAACATCAGACACAACTTTGGCGAAAAAAGCGATTGCTGCATCCAAGGACAGCACATTGAAGGATGCAATGACCCGCTTGTTGAAATATCTTTGATAGTCCCCTACCCCACCGAGGACATACCGAAAAAAGGCTTGTTTGCGCTTCGAGGGAGTGGTTGCGATAGGGCAGTGGAGTGGGGGAGTGGTGGAAACAGTATGACGAAA